TCTCGAGCAGTATGGACAGTACTTCAGACCAGCGGGCGTGGCTTACCAAGGTAAACCACAGGTAGCAGTACCAACAGCATCGGCTCCAGCACAACCAGTAGCAGAAGCGGCACCAACAGCGGCTCCGGTTACGGAAAGTGCACCAGCACCACAACCTGAGGCGGCTCCGGCAACGGCGGCTCCGGCAGGTGACAGTGCCAAGAGAGCAGAAGACATCTTGAAGTTAATTAGATCAAGACAAGCAAAATAATCTGACATTTTACCATGGCCCTGACATTGACGTTAGGGCCTAGGTATGCTAAAATAGATGACACAAAGGACAAAATTATGACGAAAGTATTTGACGCAACAAAATTTAGAAAAAGTATAACAAAGTCTATACAAGGACTTGGCATAGGATTCAGCGATCCCACAGATTGGATATCCACAGGAAATTACGCATTGAACTATTTAATGACCAGTGACTTCAACAAAGGTATTCCGCTAGGTAAAGTAACTGTACTTGCAGGTGAGTCAGGAGCAGGTAAAAGTTACATAGCATCAGGTAACATAATCAAGAATGCACAAGAGCAAGGCATCTTCGTTATTCTAATCGACACAGAGAACGCACTAGATGAGAAATGGTTACAGGCATTGAAAGTGGACACATCAGAAGACAAACTTTTAAAATTAAGTATGTCAATGGTTGATGATGTTGCAAAAACTGTTTCAGAGTTTATGAAAGGTTACAAAGAGCAACACGCAGACAACAAAGAGGGTGCACCTAAAGTACTATTTGTTATAGACAGTCTAGGCATGATGCTTACACCAACAGACGTTAATCAGTTTGAAGCAGGTGACATGAAAGGTGACTTGGGTAGAAAACCTAAGGCCTTAACAGCACTCGTGAGAAACTGCGTGAACATGTTTGGTAGTTGGAACGTGGGACTCATAGCAACCAATCACACATACGCATCGCAAGATATGTTCGATCCGGATGACAAGATATCAGGCGGACAAGGATTTATCTATGCAAGTAGTATTGTTGTTGCAATGAAAAAACTAAAACTTAAAGAAGACGAAGCAGGTAACAAAGTTTCAGACGTAAGAGGTATCAGAGCCGCTTGTAAGGTAATGAAAACTAGATATGCTAAACCGTTTGAGGGTGTACAGGTTAAAATACCGTACGAAACAGGCATGAACCCATACAGTGGATTAGTTGACTTGTTTGAGAAAAAAGGTCTACTGGTTCAAACAGGAAACAGGCTGAAGTATGTTGATAAAGCAGGTAAAGAACACATTGACTTCAGAAAAGCATGGGTAGGTGATAAATTAGATATGATAATGGCGGAGTTCAAAGAAGAGGTACCTACTGAAATAGAAGATACAGATGCCCCCATCGAAGTAGAAACAAAAACAAAAACAAAGAGTAAAAAAGAAGAGTAATGATAGACTTTACACACGAAGACATCGAAAGGTTATGGAACTCTATAACACACTACGTTCCTGAGAGACAGAAACTGGATTGTGCCATAGACTTTATAAAAAGCCTAGAGGACATAGGTGTAGAGCATGACGTACTGAAAGGATCTGCAGAGCTCGATCCCAAGTTAGAAGAAGCCGTTGCCACTGTGTTCGAGGAAGACGAAGAGTCAGACGGATACGGCGAAGATGATTAATTGGTACAACGAAGTCAGCAGGAACTTAGCAAAGATACCAGACTGCGTGGCATACTTCGACAAGGAATTGCTCGAAGCCAGGAAGCAGTGTAAGATATACGGTAACCTGGAAAGAGCCAGTGCATCACTGCCAGGCATAGTAGAAGAAAGGTTTAGCCAACTACAACAACTAGAAGCAATATTAGAATACCTAAACATAGAATTACGTAGATTAAGATCAAAGACCTTCAGGAAATACTTAGAAAATTACAACAGAGCGTTATCAAGCAGAGATGCAGAGAAGTATGTAGACGGTGAAGACGATGTCGTCGACATGGATAAAATTATAAATGACTTTGCATTGATAAGGAATCAATGGCTGGGCATCACCAAAGGACTGGATCAGAAGCAATGGCAGATAACAAACATTGTGAAACTGAGGGTCGCAGGGATGGAAGATGCCGACATCAAATAATAGAATAATACTCACAGATGTAGACGGCGTGCTACTAGAATGGGAACACCATTTCTCTAAATGGATGTCGCTGAGATCATATTTTGATGAAAGGGGGACGAGGTATTATCCCTATAAACAATTACCAGACATGCTGGACGAGTATGACATGGCAACCAGGTATGGAGTCAGCAAAGATACAATCAGACAAGAGATAAGAGAATTCAACAGGAGTGCTTGGATGAGTACACAGAGACCAATGTTGGAAGCACAGACATGGGTCAAACTGATGGCCGCCGAAGGGTGGACATTCATACCTATCACATCGCAGACATCGGACATACCGGGACAGCAATTACGTAAGAAGAGATTGGGAGAACTGTTTGGAGATCATATATTCACAAATTACCATATACTAGGCACAGGAGCAGACAAAGACAGTGCCTTAGCGGAGTTCCATGATACCGGACTATATTGGGTTGAGGACAAGCCAAAGAACGCTGTACTGGGGCTCAAATACGGTTTAAAGCCTATATTAATAGACCATCCATACAATCAAGACCTAAATCATCCTGACATCATCCGTGTAAGTAATTGGCAAGATATACACCAAATAGTATCAGGAAGAAAATGAAAATTTACGTAGGGCACGACAGCAGAGAAGACATAGCATACCAAGTGTGTGAACACAGCATCAAGCGTAGAGACCCATCAGCAGAAGTAATCCCACTCAAGCAAAAACAGATGCGAGACCAAGGACTCTACACCAGACCAGTGGACAAGTTGGCATCGACGGAGTTCACGTTCACTAGGTTCTTCGTGCCATACATGAATGACTTCAAAGGCTGGGCGGTGTTCTGTGACTGTGACTTCCTTTGGAAGATTCCAAGCCGTGAACTTGTGAAATATTGTGATCCAAGCAAGGCTGTTGTTGTAGTGCAACATGATTATGCACCAAAAGAAACAACCAAGATGGACGGACAGGTGCAGACATCTTATCCCAGGAAGAACTGGTCTAGCATGGTGCTTTGGAATTGTGAACACCCTAAGAATAAAATTCTCACACCAGAATTACTAAACGAGGAGTCACCAAAGTTCCTACACAGGTTCGGTTGGCTGGAAGACAATGAGATAGGTTCAATGCCCACAGAGTACAACTGGTTGGTAGGATGGTACAAAGAGCCAAGGGATGGCACACCCAAAATTTTGCACTACACAGAAGGTGGTCCATGGTTTGACGGCTACCGAGACTGTGAGTATGCGGATGACTGGAAGAAAGAACTAATAAATCTATTCAGTTCGTAGAATTAAAAATAAATCTTATCTATCTGATCGACGTTTGGTTTTTGTTCGATTACTTCACTGTTATTGAATCCTAGTTCGAACATGTATTCGTCCATTTCATTTTCGGTGGGCATTTCCGGAAACTGATTATCCCTGTATAGGTTTACTTCCTGTATCACGTATTTGGCACGTGTGAATATGTCAGGGGCACCGTTCATAATCATTATCTCAGCACCCTGCACGTCCTGTTTTATCAAATCAAACTGTGCATCCTTACCAACCAATTCGCCCAAGGTCTGCATCTGCCGAGTCTCAAAATCTTTAAAAATACTAAACACTGTTGAGCCTTTGGTGTATGTGACTTTCTTTTTATTTCCTTTGTCAATTTCTCGTAGATACATTTTAACTTCTCTATTGCTATCTCCAAGAACAGCGATATGATATTTGTGGGCAATTTCTTTCAAATGTTTCTCATATTTTGGCCCTGCTTCTATACAGGTGTATTCTGCATCAGGCCATATTGATTTCACCGTCTTTGTCCAGAATCCTATGTTGGCACCTATGTCTAGGATCTTCCTTGGTGTAAAATTGCTCTCCGCTTTTAATTTTTTCAGATATTCGTACATCATGTTTTACAATAAACAATGTCAGGCCATGTTTTAATCAGTACCTTGAACCCTAAAGATTTCAAGTGTGCCTTAATATCTCTTTTACTGCTACCGTATCTTTCACTGTTGCCATTTAATTCGATCATTAAGTATTCAACGTTTTCTAAAGTTTTTTCCGCACCTTTGAGAACTTCCATTTCAAGACCTTCTACATCTATCTTGATTAAATCTATAGCATTGTATCCTAACGAATCTAATTTGTTAATTTTTGTTTCTCCGTTTTCTAGTAACACTCTGGTATTTTGAGTGGCACTTTCTTCTGTCAA